TCTGTCAAAATTTTTAATACATGGGATGAATTTGAATTAAATCCAGAATTATTAAGAGGAATTTATGCACATGGATTTGAGAAACCAAGTCCAATTCAAAGTAAAGCTATTTATCCTATCTTACAAGGTTCTGATGTAATCGCACAAGCTCAATCAGGAACAGGAAAAACTGGTTCTTTTTCTATTGGGCTTTTATCAAAGATTGATATTTCAAAAAATTATAATCAAGCTCTTGTGATGGTACCTACTCATGAATTAGCGCATCAAATTACTAATGTTATTAATAATTTATCATCTATGATGATTGGCATTCGTATTAAAACTATTGTAGGAGGTTCTTCTATTGATGAAGATGTTGATGGAATGCGTAATAATCCACCTCATATTGTTGTTGGTTGTCCTGGAAGAATATATGATATGATTAGAAGACGGCATATTAATGCTAATAAATTTAAAATAGTTGTTCTTGATGAAGCAGATGAAATGTTATCATCTGGTTTCAAAGAACAAGTCTATAATATTTTTAAATATCTCAATAAAAATGTTCAAATAGCTCTATTCAGTGCTACATTACCAAATAACATTTTTCAAATTACACATAAATTTATGAGAAATCCTATCAAGATTTGTGTTAAGGCTGAAAGTCTTACATTAGAGGGTATTAAGCAATATTTTATTGCTGTAAATGACGACAGAGAAAAATTTATTACTCTCAAAAATTTATATCAACATATTTCCGTATCACAATGTATTATTTATACCAATAGTATAAAGAGAGTAATAAATTTATATGAAGCAATGAAGGAAGATGGGTTTCCTGTATGTTGTATTCATAGTAACATGGATAAGTATGAAAGAGAAAATGTTATAAGAGAATTCAGAAAAGGTTCATCGCGTGTACTCATTTCATCTAATGTTACTTCTAGAGGAATTGATATTCAGCAAGTTGCGGTTGTAATTAATTTTGATGTTCCAAGAGATGTTCATAATTATCTTCATCGTATTGGTAGATCTGGTAGATGGGGTAGAAAGGGAACTGGAATTAATCTTATTACTAGACGTGATATTCAAAAGATGAAGGACATTGAACAATATTATTCAACTCAAATTGAAGAATTACCATCTGAATTCACTCTCACATAAACTTTTGTAAATATACAAGAAAAACAATCAAAGTGCTTATAGCTAAACTTTACGCGGGTATGAAAAGACCCAAATTTGAATCTTTTTAGCACTTTTTTGTGCGAACTTAAATGTTCAAAGGTGTAAAAATGTTTGAAGGTTGAATAGTCTAAAATGCTGACTTTTTACTATTACATAATCACCAATGATGGTTTTAGAAAACATACAACATCTAATTCGTATAATAAAATAATATATAATATATTTTATTTTAAAATGAGCAGTCATGTTTGCAGTAATATTTCAGATATTAAACCAGATTGTAGTGAAGAAGTTAACAAAGATGACATCAACACTTTTTTTAAAATTCCAATTTGTTACAACGATAAAGTTCAAAAACTTAATAATATTATAATAACTGATCTTGAATTGGTTAAAAGTATTGATACAGAAGAATCAACTATTTATGATAATGTATTTAAACCAACAAATAAAGCCTCAAAACAAGTTATAAAACAAATCGCTCAATATTATACAACTGATATTGATTACTTAAAAGAAACACAACAACTAACAAAAGACATAAATTCAGAACAATTAAATGCAATTTACACAAAATATAGTTTTTTTGATTTTGAAATGAATGATATTGTTAGTTCATGGGAAGGAATTAAAGGTGAAACAGGATTTTGCGAAAAATATTTATATGTTGATTGGGATTTTGCAAAAAAACTAAATAATAATCCTCAATTTTTACAGCTAATGAGTTTATACAATATAGCTTCGCCTATATTATCACTTTGTTTACCTATATTTATTCTCATTGTTCCATTCATTGTAATTAAATTAAAAGGGGTTGAACTTAGTATTATACAATATATTGAAATACTTAAAACATTGATATCTAATCATGCTATATTTAAGATATTTACACAATTTCATCAGGTTGATACTGGACAAAAAATATATCTATTATTATCATCTGCTTTTTATTTATTCTCTATTTACCAAAATATATTAGTATGTATTCGTTTTTATTCTAATATGCAAAAAATCCATAGTTCTCTTGCTAAATTTAATACATATTTAGCATATACTTTGGATATAATGTATTATTACTATTGTAAAACAATTAAACTAACAAAATATAATAAATTTATTATAGAACTTGAACAAAATAGACGCGTATTATTATGCCTACATAATCAACTTTCTAAAATTACACCATTTACATTTTCATTCTCAAAAATTACAGAATTAGGACACATTATGCATAGTTTCTATCAAATATATGATAACTCTCAGTATAATAATGCAATTTTATATTCATTTGGATTTAATGGATATTTTAATATATTATCTCATATTGGAATTCTTTGTAGTGAATCTAAACTAACAAAAACATCATTTATTCGTGATGGCGATAAAAAATGTAAACCATCTTTTAAAAAAATGTATTATCCAAAATTTATTAATAATGACTTTTCTGAAATTATTAAAAATGACTGTAATTTAAATAAGAATATGATCATTACTGGTCCTAATGCGTCTGGTAAAACTACTACACTAAAATCTGCATTTATAAATATTCTTTTATCGCAACAAATAGGTTATGGTTGTTTTGATAGTTTGAAACTAACACCATTTGATAAATTACATTGTTATTTAAATATTCCTGATACATCAGGAAGAGATAGTTTATTTCAAGCCGAAGCAAGAAGATGTAAGGAAATTATAGAATGCATTGGTGAAGAAACTGGATTAACTCATTTCTGTATTTTTGATGAATTATATTCAGGCACAAATCCAGAAGAAGCTATTATTAGTGCTAATGCTTTTATGGATTATATTGTTAAGAATGAAAATGTCACATGTATTTTAACAACACACTATATTAAATTATGTAAAAAATTATTAAAAAATAAGATGATTAAAAATTATCATATGACAACACTAAAAACAAACAATTTTGAAAACAATCTTATGGAATATAAATATACATATAAATTAGATGAAGGCATATCAAAAGTTAAAGGTGGATTAAAAATATTACACGATATGAATTATCCTAAAGAAATTTTAGATTTAACTACTAACACTATTCATAAATGTAAAAAAGTGTAAAAATAATCCTATTCGTTTTAAACATAATTTAAATATATTAATTATTACAAATGGTAATTTCCGATTTATTTAGTACATCATTTTTATTTAGCATTACAGTTATCATTATATTAATAGGAGGGATATTTGCATATGTTAGTTACAGAACGTCTGAACAAGACCATAAACTAACATCTATGGTTAATTTAATTTCAATATTAGCTCAAGATTTACAATTTATTAAGAGCAAATTAGCTTCTGTGGAGCAAAATTCTATTAATGCTAATATACATAACTCAATCAACAAGATTGGAGGACAGACCACCACAACTGACCTCATAAGTGTTTCTGATGATGAATATTATAATGATGATGCAGGTGATGATGAAGATGATGATGTAAACGATAATACTACTATAGATGATTCATCATGTACTTCTAATGATGATAAAGATGATGATGACGATGACGATGATGATGATGACGATGACGATGATGATGATGATGATTCACCAGAACAAATAAAATTACTTAATCCAATTTTAGCAAATGAAGGTATTGATAATTATTTACCTGTTGAAAATTTTGAAGATATTAAGACAGTTTATATTGAACCCCCAATTAATTTTGAAGAGATTGACATACCTATACATTTAGAATCCGACCAATCAGTTTTACACATACAAGATACCGATTTAAACAATTTTACAATTCCTCCTGATTTAGGAGAACCCAAAGATGTACACGCATCTAAATTTGAATATAAAAAAATGTCACTTAATAAACTTAGAGAAGTAGCTGTTAGTAAAGGCATTATTGCTGATGCATCAAGATTAAAGAAGAATGATATTCTTAAATTACTTGGAGATGAGTAATTTATTTTATCTAACTTTAGTATAATATGGATAATTATTATACTATAGAACCTACACAAAAATTACAAGGCACATCATATAATTTATGGCAACCTGATGGTTCAACTAACAGAAAAATTCAAGTTGATGCTGGTATTAATTCCAACTGGAAATATAGACAATATATGCAAAAAAATGCTAATGAAATTATGAAATTTAATACTATGCAATCTATTAATACTTCTGGAAATAATCCATACACAGTTTTAAATGTTAATCCTGTTGGAAATACCCCATATTTATATAGTTCTGTTCATGATACAAGTAATCCCATATACGGATTTATAAATTCTGACCTAAAACAAGATTACATGAGTAAACAGCAAATAAAAGCACGAATGGTAGCACCATCTATACCAACTAATTTTTATACCTTGTAACATTTACTTTGCTTCGCAGAAACACCGTTTTGCATATCCAAAGTGGAAAAATGAATATCCATTACACCGACCAAAAAATACTACGTAGTAAAATGATACAAAATATATTACGCACTGCTTTACACCCTTGGTAATTCGTATTTTTGTGCGAACTTAAATGTCCAAAGGTGTATATGAAAATATTAAGTATTGATGTTGGCATTAAAAACTTATCTTTCTGTCTTTTTGAAATACAATTATTTGATACAAAATTAACTCATCTCAAAATTGTAAAATGGGACAATATTGATTTAATTGAAAAAATAGAATCAAGATGTATTGAGGTTGATAAAAATGGATTATGTAATAAACCAGGTAAATTTTCAAAAGACGGAAAATTTTATTGTCTTAAACATTCAAAAAAACACACATATTTACAACCTTCTTCTGAACTAAAACAATCATACCTGAATAAACAAAAAATACAAAAATTGATTGATATTGCCGACAAATATAAACTATCATATGAAACACCGCCTAAAAAAACTAATATTTTAGGAATTATTAATGAATTTATCAATAATAATTGTTATACAGCTATCACTAAGACTAATGCTACTAAAGTAGATTTAGTTACTATTGGTAGAAATATTCAAAATAATTTTGATGAAAATCTTTCTGACCATCTATCTAGCATTGATATTATTATTATTGAAAATCAAATAGGCCCTATAGCTAATAAAATGAAAACTATTCAAGGAATGATTTCACAATATTTTATTATGAGAAATAATAATATTCATATTGAATTTATTAGTGCTTGTAATAAACTTAAGGACTTTTTGCCTAATGAAAAAATAGATTATAAACAACGTAAAAAATTAGGGATTGAAACTTGTTTAGGAATAATTTCAAATGATTTTAGATTTAAAGAATGGGAAAGCTTTTTTAACAAACATACAAAAAAAGATGATTTATCTGATTGTTTTTTACAGGGATTATGGTTTGTAAAACATAAAATTTAATTCACTACAATATGCATTTTATATAAAATGTCTAAATATGTAATTAAATATATATATATATAATTCGTATTATTTAAAACTAAATGTTCTTATTATTTCATAATGGATAACGATATTATTGATATTTCAATGGATTTTAATAATAAGAAAACAAATTTTGGAAGTGGAATTGAACTTCTTATGAATGATAAACAATCTCATGGACGACCAACTAGTGATATTGATATTGAAGATTTAAATAATTTAGAAAATGAACTCAATGATTTAACTAATGATATTTCTATGAGTAACACTTTTGACTCTGAATTATTTGAACTTAAAACTAATTTTAATGATAAACCATCTGTTTCTTTTAATGAAGAACCATCTATTCATAATTTAGACACTAATCATGATGAACATATATCCAATTTAGGACATTCAACTGCTAATATTTCCGATTCTAAAACTTGGGATGGTTATGGAAAATTTAATAATGTACCTTTCAACCCTGATGCTAGAATGTCAACTGAACCTAAATTATCAACATATGAGATTCTTAGAGAAAAATTTAAATATTTAAAAAAACTTGAGATTCTTGAAAAGAAAGGAGTTGAATTAACTAAAAAATATAATATGGATTCTAATCTACAAGAAATGATATATGAATATGAAACTATTATAGCAGATAGAGATAAGCAATCTGCCATTAATTTTCAAAGAAATATGATGATGGCTATTATTAATGGTATTGAGTTTTTAAATAATCGTTTTGATCCATTTGATGTTAAACTTGATGGCTGGGGAGAACAAATTAATGAAAATATTAATGATTATGATGACATTTTTGGAGAACTTCATGAGAAATATAAATCTAAAGCATCACTTGCTCCTGAGCTTAAATTATTATTTCAACTCGGAGGTAGTGCTATGATGGTTCATATGTCTAATACTATGTTTAAGTCTGCTATGCCTGGAATGGATGACATTTTAAGACAAAACCCTGAACTTATGCGTCAATTCCAAAATGCTGCTGTAAATTCTATGGCTAGTTCTAATCCTGGATTAGCTGGTTTTATGGGTGGATTAATGAATCCAGCAGCTGCTTATTCTGAACCTCCTGTTCCTCATCACAGAAAAGGACCACCTCAACCTATTGCAACTCAAGGACCTAATGGAATTCCACCACCTTCTAATAGAGCTGGAAATAATGTTGGTGGAATGAATATTGGACGTGCTGATGTTTCTATGGCACGTGGTGCGTTCAGTCAAAGTTCTAATTTACATGATGATGGAATTAGCATTAAAGAAAATAATTTAAATTTTAACGGTATAGAAACTCAACAACCAGCACAAAAAAGCTTTAGAAGACCTGATATGAAAGGACCCAGCGATATAACAGATATTTTATCTGGATTAAAAACAAAGACAATTGAAATTGTTACTCCCAAACAAAATAATAATATAGTTGTTGAAGATTTAAATAATAGTAGCACTATCAGTATTGACGATTTAAAGAGTATTCAAGGTGAAGGAAATGTACCTAAACGCAGTCGCAGAAGACCTAAATCTGATAAAAATACTGTTAGTTTGGATATTTAGAGCAATGCGTATAGTAATCTTTATTATAAGCATAAATAAAGTAGTTTTCATAATTGGTTATTGAACAAAATAC